ATGAACGCTCTCCTGCGCTATGTCCTGAACGATCGGACGGATCGGCAGTATCAGGACTTCGGCTACAAGGTATTCCGCGGTGTATTGCCGAAAGACAGGGTCGATGCTCTCGCCGAGATCGTTCGCAATGTAGTCGTGCCGCATCAAGGTGCGCTGTTGCGGCAGGACGGCCGAATGGCGCCCCATGACTTCTTCCCCGGCACGACGTTGATCCGCAACCCGTTGGCCAATGCGCACCTGCCGATTTCCCAGGCGATGGAGCCGCTCGAAGCGGCTTTGACGGCGGTGGTGACCGCTTCGCAAGTGGCAGAAGCGCTTCGCAAGCTCGACGGCGCTGATCAATACAGTATCCATCAGACCCTGCTCTTCTTCGCAGCGCAGACGACTGGATTGCATATCGATAGCTGGGGAGTGGACACCGCACCTCATGGCTTTGCGCACACTCTTTGGATTCCCCTGCAGGATATGACCCCCGAGTCGGGCCTCCCCAGCGTCATTCCATGGCCTCGCGGCAAGGTCCTTTCGGAAGCGGACCTCGGATTGCCGAGCAGCGGCTCCAATGCCGACCGCTATGACCGATATCATCGTGCGCTGTCGGGAAGACTGATGGCCGGCAGCCCAGAGGTGGCAACGGCAGTCGTACGCAGAGGAGACATGATCGTCTGGACGTCTCTCACGCCTCATTTCACGTTGCCGGCGCGCAACTTTCCCTCCGAACGCCTGTCTCTTCAGGTCTTGCTTCGACCTACGCACACTCGCTGGGGCAATTTCATCGTTCAACCATCCGATCATCCAACCAATCGGCATATCCGAAAGACGGAGCGCTTCTCCTACTTTGTGTATGACGCCATCAGCCGCGACTTTGGTATTGCAGGCAGCCTGCCGACGCCGGCCGCCCTGTAGTTGATCTAGCGCGGCACTAAGACGCGTCGCGTCTTGGTCAGTCAAAAGTGGACAGCTCGAAATCATAGAGTTCGACACTGCTATGGGCATCGCCCGCATAGGGGATCGTGGCTGTCGTTGGCGATAGACCCACGGTCAACTCGGTACCTGTGCTTGTCACTGTGAATTTGCCGGAGCACGTCATGCTGCCGTCGGGGTCTTCCTCGATCGTGGAGTCGATCACGCTTCGAGTTCGAGACACCTCTCCCGCGGTAAAGCTGCAACGGAAATTACCGCCGTCGCCGGGATAGCGCAGCGGCAGATATCGAAAGAAGACGTGTCTTGATGAGCTGGTTCGAAAGCGGATTGCGGCAAGGTAGGTTCCGGCGGGCAGCCACGGCAGGTCCATTAGGAGTTCGTGAGGGCCGCTATCTGCGGCCTCCGTCACAGTCACGCTCGACCCATCGGGGTTGAACTCCACTGCCACGCCCTTTGCCGTCCAGCCGTGGAACCCCTTTACGACGGGCCGCAATGTTCCGCGAGCTTCAGTGGTCGGCTCGGGATACGCAATGTTGAGCGCCTTAGCGATGGACCGCCCAGCACGGCGAGAGGCGAGATCCTCCATGCCGATCCTCAGATGGTCACCCGATGAGAACCACTGCGGCGGCCAGCTCTCGAAAAGCGGGTTCGGCGCGATGAAGTTCGAATAGTCCGCCGCGACTGCAGCTACAGCAGACCGCAGCTGCTCAAGGTAGGTCCCAGGGAGCTCATGACAGGGATACGGCTGCGTCAACAAGATCAGCTTGGCACCGTGACGTGCCGTGAGCGCAGCCAGGCGGCGCAGCTCGATCTCGGTATTCGAACGTCGCACGCCGAAGACGTCACGCGTAAAGTCCCAATCCTGCACGTCAACGTGACGACTGAGCGATGGCCCGCAGAGATCATAGACCTTCTGCATCTGTTGGGCCGGGAGCCGATGGACGTCCTCCTCCGGCCGCCAACCTCGAGAGGCGCGGAGCGCTTGAATGACGGCAGGCCAGAGCTTGTCAAAGCTCAAAAGACCATTCTGCTCGAAAGTCGTTCCAAGATTGTAGACAGGCCGCACGATGTCATGTCGCAACGCCAGCGTAGCCGGCGAAGTCCACGCTGCCATTGGGCCGAATGCGCTACGCAGCCGATCTTCACCCCCGACGACGCTGGCGTTAAGCGCATCGAGGGTGCGTGGCGAATTATTGAGGCTGAAATAGAGCACCACCACTTTGATTGTCGGAACATTGCGCAACAAATAGTCGGCGATCGTGTAGTAGCCATCGAAGCCGGTGTTAGCGCAGCAACTCACGTTCGCATAGCGCATGCCACCCAGGTACTGATCAACGATGCTCGGAATGATGCCATGGAAGCCCGAACTGTCTCCGATCTGGATAACCTCCGGCCGATCACGAATTGCATTGATAATCTTCTCGTAGATCACGACCTTGTGGAACGGCTCGGATGAATCGAAGTTCCAGTTTAAGTAGTTTGTGCGGTCGGCCGCACTCGGCGCGGCAAACATGACGTAGCCACCCTCGATCAGGCCGATGGTCGCCAGTGCCACGAGCAGTGCCTTAAAACTGGAAATATATGAACTCATTCTGGGATCTCGCCGCAAAGAACAGCACAGCATAGAACAGGGTGAGGTAGAGCAGAGCGCGCGCCGGCCAAGACAACCGATCGAACAGGTCTACGAACTCCACGCCATGCCGAAAAGCGATCAGCTCGGTGACCACGACCGGTAGGCCGAATAGCGTCAGTCCCCATAGCAACAGGCCGTGCCCGTGCCATGACGGGAACGACATAAGGGAAGCCAGAAGAGGCCAAAGCTGGGTGGGAGTCGCCCGGAAGAATATCCAACCGACACACACCAGGTTGAACATCAGCATAATGGCAATCAGCTTGCCAAGTCGGCCAAGCGTCCGCTGCAGAAGCTCGTCGATCGGCAGCACGCGATACAGCACCAGCAACAGGCCGTGATAGAGCCCCCACACGATGAAACCGAATCCTGCTCCGTGCCACAGCCCACCCAGGAACATGGTGATTGTCAGATTGCGCAAGGTCTGGAGGCGACCGTGCTGGTTTCCGCCGAGAGGGATGTACAGGTAATCGCGCAGCCAACGCGACAGGGAAATGTGCCACCGCTGCCAGAAGTCGGATGGCGAGTGCGCCAAGTATGGTGTGAGAAAGTTTCGTGTCAGCTCGATACCGAACAACTTGGCGAGGCCGCGTGCGATGTCGGTATATGCCGAGAAGTCACAGTAAATCTGGCCCGCGAAGGCGTACATGTACACCCAGCCCATTCCGCTTCCCGGATACTGCATCACGGCTTCGCCGGACTGCGTGACGATGATCCCGAAATTGTCGGCAAGGCACATCTTCTTGAAAAGACCCCAAGCGATGAGAGTGAACGCGCGCTCGCATTCCTGGGGAGACGCTGCCGGTCGATTCCGGACGATCTGCGGAAGCAGTTCGGAGGCGCGTGCGATTGGGCCGGCGATAAGCTGCGGGAAGAACGCGACGAAGGTCACATAGTCGACGAACGTTCCCGTTGGCTTGAACTTCCTTCGGTAGATGTCTGCCGTGTAGCTCAGCGTATGGAAAGTGTAGAACGATATACCGGGCGGCAAAGGCAGGCTTACCTGCGCGACCGCAATCCCGAGCCCCAAAGCAGTGGCCGCAGCGTTCAGCTCTCCACTCAACCAGCCGGCATATTTGAAGATGCAGAGCAGGCCCACCTGGACAACCACGCTCATCGCGAATGCTGCCTTGCGCCATCTTTGATGCTCAGACCGTGCTAGAAAAGCGCCGACGCAATAGTCGAACAGGCAGGTGAAAAGGAGCGGCACAAGGTAGATGACGCCAACTGTGGCGTATATGCCAAGACTCGCGAGAGCAAGAAGCCAATTGGCGAGCCGCGTACCTCGTGCAAGCGTGTAGAGCAAAAACGTGGCCGGAACGAAAATCAGCATAAAGGGAATGGAGTTGAACTCCATCCGCAGTCGCAATCTTGGCAGCCACTCAAGGCCCGGCGTCGCCGTCAGCTGTTCGTTGAAAAAGCCCCAAAGCAGGCTCGCGAAGCACACGATGGCAACAATCGCATACGCGACTTTAGCCCAAGTCGCATCCCGGAGGGCCGGCTGCTGCGCGATGACGTCCTTTGCCATCTACGCGCGCCCCACTCGGCGCAAAACAAGCTTGGCAAAGAAAACCGGTGGCGCCAGGTGCGTGGTGCAGTCGGCTCCAACAGGCATCAGTTTCTGTCCCAAAGCTCAGCTCACATTATGTCTGAGCTTCGACTCATACATACGCAACATCGTCTCGTCTCCCACTTTAGTGGATTCCCCTGCAAGCCCGCGCTTGGTCACGCAGCCGGCCATAGTCTGGCATCATCACGCCACGCACCATGCCATCGCGCGGCAGAGTGGACAGCTCATTGGCAGCCCGTAGCTGCTGCTCGGCTGAATACTCGACCTCACGCGGACAGGCGCTAGAAACGGCCGTCGCGCAGCCGGCGGTCGACGTCGTCAGGAGTGCGAGGGCCATGAGCGTCCGCATCCTCGATCTTCCGTTGGATCTCATTGGTCTTCTCCAGTTGCTCGACGCGAACCTCGGTGGTGCCCGAATCGTGGCCCTTGTCGTAGATGAACAACGCGATGCCGCCGGCGGCGACAACGGCGACCAGGGCGATACCGAGTTTCGACGTCAGGAAGGCGATGGCGCCGGTCATGTCGACAGCACCTCGCCGCGGCGCCGCTTCTGGATGTATCGCCATGTGAAGTAGGCCGCCGCCGCCAGGGCGACGATCGACAGCCCAAGCGCGCCGAGCTTCAACAGCCCCTGGACGCTCGACACGGCCTGCGTGACGCTGGTGACGGTCGTGCCGAGCTGATTGGCCTGGTCGGCCACCGTTGCCGCACCAGCCGCCATCGACAGGCCCCCGGCGATCACAGTCTTGCTCGACGCCGCCGACTTCTCGGGAGCCACCTGCTGCGGCATCAGCTCGACTGGCGGAGGCAACTTCGTCACCTCGATCGGCGCCTGTACCTCGCCGACGACGACGGTCGCGCGCTCGGGCACCGGCGTGAGGTATAGGTTGGCCTCGACATTGCGCCGGCGCAGCAGGCCCGCCGAATCGACCAGCCCGCCTGTACTGGGATCGCGCATCTTGCGCCACATGGCGAAGGCGGCCGCGGCCGCGGCCTTGTCGCCGGCATTGTGCATGCGCAGCACGGTCGACCTTGGGAAGCCGGCGGCAGGATCGGGCCCGATGTTGAAGCAGAGCGACACCATGGCCGCGAACTCGTTGTCGTTGGCGTTCGTCCTGCCGTTGCGATCTCGCGCATACTGCTCGACGCAGGCCTCAGCCCAGTCGAGGTTGCGCTCCAGGTCGGCCTCGGCCTGGGCAAGCGTGATCGCGACACCCGGCTTGGCGTTGTGGGTGTTGCCCCAGCCGTTCGTCAGCTTGCCGGCCGGGCAGAGGTACGGCATGAGGGCCGGCTGGCTGTTGCCTGCCGGACCGGCCTCGAATTCCTTGATCAGCCGATAGCCGGCAGCGTTGATCTCTCGCGGCATGATGCCCCCTTATCTCCTGATGATGTTGCCGAAGTAGCCAGCTGCGGCGACCACTAGACCGCCCATGATCACGAGGGCGATCGCGGTCCCGATCTGCTTCAGCATGCTGTTGCGTACGACCAGGTACATGGCGAAGAGATCGCGCAGGCCCCGGATGTGCTCGGGTGCGCGGTCATCGTTGAGGCCAACCGAAGCCAGGGCTTTACGCGCACCACGCTCGGCCGCGTCCTCGAGCATCGCGTCCAGCGCTGACTTCGGCAGCGACACCATGTCGAATTCTGTGGCGGCCACGGTTTTATCCCTTCCGGCTCATCGGCTGATCTTCTGGATGAAAGCATCGGATTGCTGGCCTTTGTGGGAAGCGACGTCTCCAGCGTGCCGTTCAGGCCATGGTTGGTGACTTTGCATTGGGGCTCTCCTGTCAGATGCGGATCAAGTAGTTGAGGACCATAGTCGGCTGGACGATGCTGAAGGCGCCGGACGTGCCGCTCGCCGACACAAATAGCGATCCACTGGTGGCGCCAGCGCTTTGGATGTTGTTGTGGATGTGGTTTTCGCCGCCATGGTTTTGGCCGACGCCAGGGTTGGAAGTTGTATTCGTGCTCGGTCCATCCATGCTGAAGCTGGCCACGTTCACGGACAGGCTGCCGGAGGTGCTGCCGCTGACATTGGTCACGGCCGCATTGATCTGGCCGCCGCCGGCCGCGCCGAGCGTCACACCGTTGGGTGACACGGTCGTGTTGGTGAGGCGACCAGCGGCGCCGCCGCCCATGTCGTCTTTGCCGGCGGCGACGCGGCCGCGCAGATCGGGCAAATTGAATGTCGAGGTGCCGTTGCCAGTCCCATACGTCGTGCTGAGCACCGTGAAGAGGCCGATATAGTCCGTGCGGCTGACGGCCTGGCCGTTGCAGAGCAGCGCGCCGGCCGGCGCCGTGCTGCCCGCGAAGGGAACGACCTCACCCGTCCGGTTCCGCAGGTCCAGCAGCCGATAGGTGCCGCTGCTGGTGTGGTAGGCAACGCGCCAGATCTCGTCGACGTCGATCAGCCCCGGGGGAGCCACACGCCAGGCACCCGCTGCATGGTAGTAGACCGGGATCGCGCCCAACCCGTTCACGTTGAGCGTTGCGGCTATGCCGTTGGCGACATGAAACTGCACCAGGTGCGTCATGCCGTCGACCAGGGCACCCGGCGCCACCGTGTAGGAGAGCGTGTAGGCCGTGGCGCTCCCGGCCGTGGTCTTGGGGCTCGACCACACGGCAAAGCGCTTCATCGCACCCTGGTGCGCCCGCAGGACATTGTTCACGCCGCTTGGCGCCATGCCCTCGGGGGCGCCGTCCGGAGCCGCCGTGGTGTTGGTGTTATCGTCCTCGTTCCAGTTGGTGGCGTAGACGTCCATGACTACATCCCTTCCATGCGCACTTCACACGTGATCACGGGTCGGTCCCATCGCGACGGTCCCCTCACCCGAAGAGGCTTCGCCACAGGCCATTCAGCGGATCGAGCACCGAGCCGGGTGGCCGCGATGCCATGCCGGGGCCGCCGAGGTCGCCGAAACTCGGATCCATGGGGCTGAGCGTCGCGCCATTGTTCAGCCCGGCCATGCCCATGGCGTCGGCTGTCGTGTAGGCGCCGCCCGGCCCGCTGCCTTGCGGCCCTGCATTCACGATCGTTGCGTCAGGCTTCCAGTCCTTCAGCGCCTGGATGCCGGCAACCAGGGTCGACAAGCCGTCACGCAGACTGACGGCCGGCGTGCTCTGCTGCGGCGACATCAACTGCGGCGACAGGCTGAGGCCCGGCATGGTGGGAGCCTGCGGCGGGCGAAAGCCCGAGGCCGCAAGCTGGGCGAGGACACCGGGGTCGAGAGAGAAGCCGGCCATCACAATTCTCCTTGCAGGGTGTTCCAGTGCGGCGTCACTTCAGCGGCGACCGCGGCGAGCTTTGCGCGATAGAGCTCGAACAGCGCAGGGTGGTGCTTCTTCAGGTAGCCGGCTCGACCTTCGCTCCACCATGCGGGGCAGGTCGCGCACTCCGGCGCGTTTACCCTGTGCTCGTACACCCGGCAGATCGGGGCATCGACGCTGCGCAAGTACTCGAACACTTCGTCGTGCGACCATTCCTGCAGGGGCAGCCACAGCTCATAGCCGAGGCTGGTATCGCCGCTTTCCGCCGGCAGTCGGGCGAGGTCTGCGCGCTTGGTGCCACGGATGACGAGCGGAACGCCGTCCTCGATCATCCGGTAGTGCATCGGCAGCATGATATTGACGGCGCAGCAGTCGAGACGGTCGACAATCCGCTGCTGGCTCGCGCCGATCGACAGGCCCGCCGGCGTGCTCGAGGTCGGTACCAGGTCGCTCGGCAGGCCGACCTCGGCCATCCACTTCGCAGAGTTCGTCTCGATGCGCCGGAAGTGCGGCACCATGGCTTCGACCATGTCGACGATCTCGCGCACCTCCGGCAGGAGGTCGCCCGCATCGACATGGTAGAGCGTCAAGCGGCTCCATTGCGGCCGCAACAGATAGACCAGCGCGAGACTGTCCTTGCCGCCGCTGAACTGGAGCGCTGCGCGCTGATGGCGATCGAGCGGCGTCATCACAAGATCATCGCCGCAGAGCCAGCGATACTCGCTGCCGGTCCAAGCCACGATGCGACGCCGCCGCCACCGGAAGATGCGTTGGCGAACGTCGAGCCGCTGCCGGTACTCCAGCCGTTGCTGTCGGTGACGCCACCCGGATAGGCGCCCAGGATGCCCATGGCGGCGCGCGTGGCGAAGTCCATCGGTCCCAGGGTCTTCTGCAGCTTGTAGGCGTCTTCCGCCTGCCCGGCCTGGCCAAGCAAGCCGATCCGCGCCAGATCCATGCCCTGGAAACTCGGCAGCATGCTCGCGATCGAGCCCTGCTGTCCGCGCTCGAACTGGTAGGCCTCATTGCCCATCTTGGCCGCGGCATCGTTCGTCGTGCGTCCGAAGTTCGTGATCATCTGCTGCACGATGCCGTTCTCGGAGCCGGAGCCGGGACGGCCCGCGGAGGCAAACGTGCTCTTGGCGCCGGGCAGCAGGTTCTGCAGGAAGTTCTCGGTCGGCGCCCGCAGCGATGCGCCAAGCGCGCCCTGGAAGTACGGATTCTTGTCGAGATTGAGGAAGTCGCCCCGGAGCGTGCTGTTCACGAAGTTGTCTCGCGCCGCGTTCACGGTGCCACCGCCCATGCCGGCGTTGCCGTAGTTTTGGGCGGAGGTCCAGAAGCCCTGCGTGTTGGGCGAGGCATCAGGCACCGGATTGCCACCCGGCATCTTCGTGAAGAGATCGTAGATGGTGCCGGTGATGCCCCTCATCGGCCCCTGCACGAAGCTGTTGGGCTGGCTCTCGCTGCGGCTGCGCTGCTCCTGCTGCTGCTGGGTGAACGACTGTTGCTGGCCGCCACCTCCGCCGCCGCCGCCCTTGCAGATATTGCGGTTGGCGACAGGATGGGTCGCCCACGGGTCGTCCAGGATGGACTCGAACCCCAGTCCATCGTTCGTCGTCTTGATCCGATCATTCCACATCATGCGATCCTCCATTCCCAGGCCGGTCGGCCGTCGTGGTCTGCAATGCGTTGAAAGCCGAGCTTGGGCATGACGCGCGCCCAGCCCCGTCGGCCGCTGCCCCAAATCGCCCAGCACCCGTTGGCGCGCGCCACCTCGGCAAGCGTCGCCAGGAACGGTTGCGCCCAGTCGCGTATGCGGCTGCCGCCCACCAGCCACGCCAAACAGCGGCCATCCTCCTGCTTTGCCGTGACGACGGCGGCCACCGCCTTGCCGTCGTCGTAGATGCCCCAAAGGTCGGCGCGGCTTGCCAACAGCTCGGCAAGCACATCGGGCTTGTCGGGCGATGAACAGATCGCAGGCTCGAGCAGCGGTCCGAGCTCCGGCCAGGCGAGAGGCAGATCGCTCAAAAGGACGTTGGCAACGACCATGCTCCCACGCGCCTTCGCCGAGGCGTCGGCGGGCAAATCGGGGGCCTGCCCTGCGTAGCCTTGGCGAAGCAGGGTCATGTCGCGATCACGTAGTTGAGGACGAGCGTCGGCTGCGTGTTGTTGTGCGCGCCGCCGCCGCCGGCGTTCTGGACGGAGATGCCGGTCGCAGAGCTGGTGGTCGCCTGGAAATATTGGTTCGAGCCATCACCATCGCCTGCGCGACTTGTGAACGCCGCGGGGGTGCTACCGCCATGCAGGAACTGATGGGAGTGGCCCGGATCGCTGATGCCGTGGCTGTGCGCCGGCATCTCGCCCGTGGCGAGGGTATGGGTCGCAGCACCACCGGTGCCGCCCAGCGTCGTCCGGTTGGTGACCCCGCCGACCAGGCGGCCCGCGTCGGCGCCGCCCATGTCGTCCTTGCCGGCGGCGACGCGACCGCGCAGGTCGGGCACATTGAAGGTCGTCGACCCGTCGCCTGGCCCATGAGCCGGGCCGATGGCGGCAAAAAGATCAGCGTAGGTCGCGCGAGAGACGGCTTGGCCGTTGCAGAGCAGCCAGCCATCCGGCGCCGTCGCACCGGCATACGGCATGACGCAGCCCGGCGGAACGCCGAGCAGCGTATTGTAATCGCGGATCAGCACGTTCACCCGCTCGGTGATCGAGCGCGTGTCGGCGGTCACGGGCAGCGCTGGCAGGCTCATCCTCCTACGCTCCCTGGCGGGAGCTTCGGAGGACAGGTCCTCGAAGGGCTTGCCCTCCGACCCTCCTTCGCTCCCGAACGAGCTTCGGAGGGCAAGTCCTGCGAAGCTGCGCAGCAGCAAAGCGGGATCATTGTGCACCTGCCGGCCGGGCGTCGAGATCGTCGATCCCCTGCATGTTCGACCAGGTCGAGCCGGCCGACATGGTCGACCGGACGCGGAAATAGCGGCCGCTGCCGTAGACGGGGGCGAGGCCCGCCGGCGTGAGACCGACAGCCTCGCCGTAGCTGACGAACGACTGCTGCTGGGTCTCACGCGCGCCAAGCTGGATCTGCGGGTTTCCCCCGTCGATGACGGGGCGGCAGCCGCGGATCACCGACCGCAGGCCCTTGCCATCGGGGTTGAATTCGCCGGTTTCGACGGTGGCGGCGAGCGTCGGGCCTGAAAACGATCCGCTTTTGTGCGTCGTGTCGAAGGCGAACAGCAGCAGCGACAGCGCGCCGCTCCAATAGGAGCTGTCGAGCGGGTAAGGCAGCGTTTCGAGGTTTCCGAACGGGTCCAGCTGCTCGAGCGTGTAGCCCTGCTGGCTCACGCCGCCGAACACGATCTCGCAATTGACCAGCACGCGCGTCCAGCGATCGGTCCGCCAGTTGTAGATCAACAGGCGGTTGGGCGTGCCGTTGCTGCCGTTGGCCGGATAGGCAAAGACATAGAGCCCGCGCACAGGGTCGATCGCCGATGAGCTGCGGAACTGGCTGGTTTCGTCGAAGTCGGCCCAGAAAGTCTTGTCGATCTTGCCGCGGCCGATGGGAACGACCTGCTGGCCGGCGCGCACCATGTAGAAGCCGGACTTGTGCAGGAAGAACGCCATGTCGAGCAGGCCGGCGACGCTTCCCGGCACGCTGGCACCGATATCGTTGGCGATCTTGTCGATGCGGAAGACGATCGGCGCGCCCTCATAGGTCATGCGCCGGATACTGGTCTCCTGGAAGACCAGACCGATCTCGCCGCCGACCAGGCCGGTGACGTTGCCGCCGTCGGGCAGATCCTGGAAGTCGGCCTGGGTGGTGAGCGATGCCGCCCAGGATTCGGCATTGTTGAGTGCGCACCACTGCACGCGTTGAGAGTCGCTGCCGATCTTGCCCATCAGCACGAAGTCACGCACGGTGGTGACGAAAGTGCCGGTCGGCGGACTGCCCGCCAACGCCGCCCACTTCGTTCCGACGCTGAGATCGAACTTTTGCGGCGCATCGATGCCATTCACGGCGATCGCGAGCGTGCCGAATTGCGTGAAACGCCAAGCGCCGTCACCGCCGAGGGTATAGGCACCGCCCGACGTGCGGCTGACGTCATTCCAGGTCGTGCCCGACAGCAAGTAGAGCTTCGTGGCGTCGCCGGCGAACATCTTCACGCTGCCATCGGTGCCGCGGAACCACGCGGCACCCTGGGCGCGCGCGCCGAGCGCGTTCGTCACACCGGTCAGCGCGTTCATCGGCACGTAGCTTTCTTCGGCGGACACCACGTTGGTGGCCTCGCGCGCCCACTGGCTGAGCACCGGCATGTCAGGGCGCCATTCGGCGAAGGGAATGATGGTCATGGCATCATCCCCGAGCGCAGGCGGATCACCGGCGCAGCTGACGCCGTGATGCGCTGGGTGCGCGCATTGAGGCCGGCGACGCTGGCGTTGTAGAGCTGCAGGTAGCGCTGGGCGCCCAGCTCGTCCTGGGTGAAGATCGCCGCCTCGATCAGGCAGCCAAAGAGATAGACGTCGGGATAGGCGGTCAGGATGGCGTTGACTGTCGCGCCCGCGGGCGTGGCGAGCTTTTGGTAGTAGCGCAGCGTCGCCGTGGCGCCGGATGGGTCGTCCTTCACGCGGAAGTTCGTGCCCGAGACCGCGATCTTGGCGATGCGGCCCAGGCGTTGGCCGCCGTATGTGTCGAGCGTGCGCTGGCTCACGATCTGCAACAGGGCCTCGGGGCTGTTGAGCAGGACGCTGATCAGCTCGACGAAGGCCAGCGGCTGGAGCACCGTCGCCTGCAGGACGAAGGCCGGGTCGGATACCTCCATCTCGACGATGCGCAGCGGATCGGAGCGCAGCGGATTGCCGGGCTCCTCGGTCGCATGGCCGTAGTACATGCGCCGTTCGCAGCCCTGCAGGAAGTCGTCGAAGCGCTGCTCGAGCAGCGCATCGCCCGAGCGCGCGAGCCAGGCGAGCATGCCCGCCTTGAGGCCGGCGTAGGAGGTGATCTGGGCTGGCATCAGACCCTCCTTCGTTCCTGTGGGACTATGAAGGGCGAGGCCTGCGAAGCCTTGGCGAACCAGGCCATCAGACCAGCCCCCCATCGGTGCGCAGCCAGCGCCACTCGGCGCTGTTCAGCAGCTCGTCCACCTTGTCCTGATGGTCACGGTTCCAGTAGTCGACGCCGAGCTCGTTGCGCCACTTGGCGATCACGATCAGCGGAATGCGCGCCACCATGCGGACGTCGCGCGCGCCGCTATAGGGATCGCAGTGGTTCTGGGCCTCGCGGTTGAGATCGAGCACGGCGTCGACGTGCTGCGACGCCTTCTGCGCCCAGTTGCCCTCGCCGTCCTCGAGCCACCATTGCGCCAGGCCGGTGGCGGCATCGAAGCCGAGCAGTCGCTGAGTCATCAGACGATCTCCGCCTGGTCGCGGTCGCTCAGGAAGCAGGCCAAGTCGACGGGGACATTCAGGCGCGCCCGGCGGGCGACCCTCGTGGTCGAAACGTTAGACACCGCCCAGTCAAATGTTCCGTCACCGTTTTCGTCGAGCGGCAGGTAGACGTGGTCGGCCGTGATGACGACGGTGGCCATTGTGGAATCGCTCTTGGCGGTGTCGGACATGGAGAGAGATCCTTCGCTTCGCTAAGGACAGGCAGCTAGGTGAGGTCGGCCACGATGCCGTTGCCGGCCTCGTTGCGGCTTTCGAGGGTGACCTCGCCGATGATGTGGAACTTGCGGGCGTCGCCGGTCTTGGCGAGCTCCTCCTTCTTCCACTTGCGCAGCCACAGCAGCCGCCACAGCGAGGAATCGATGACCTCGATCTCGCGGCCGCGCACGAAGCGGCTGGCCATGGCGTTGAAGGTGCCGAAGTCCGAGACGTAGCGATCGACGGCGCCGATCACGGTCGCGGCCTTGCCCTTGGGCTCCTGGTACTGGGTGGCGATGCCGGTGAAGGCCGAGAAGGCCTGCTTCTGGGTGCCGCCCATCAGGAGTAGCGTCGGCTTGCCGCCGGCGGTCCACGCGGCGCGGATCACCGTCTTCAGCAAGGCCTCCGTGGAGGCACGCTGCGTGCCGTCGGTCGGCGCGACGGTGTTGCCCGCGGTGAAGCCGCCCGATGCGCCGCCGGCACCGCGCGAGACGTTGGTGGTGATCCAGGATTCGAAGCTGCCGAGCTTGCGCGTCACCGCGCCCGACTGGGCGATCGAGGCCTGGTTCTGGCAGGCGATGGCCTCGAGATCCATCTTGGCGCGGCGGCCGGCCAGCGCCGTCTGGTAGCTGATCTCGCTCTCGCGGCCGGCCTTCTTCACCGCTTCCTGGGTGGTGGAAATGGTGAAGGGCTTCTTCAGGATCTGCGTGCGGTTGCCCACGCGTGACGTCGGGGTGATCGCCGCCGCGGTCGTGTCGTCGCCTTCGAGGTTGGAGTTGGCGGTGTCGGCGTTGCCCAGCGTATCAAGCTGCCACTCCTCGTAGGTGGCGTCGGCGTCGCCCGAGCCGATGGTGCTGATGAACGGCGTCTCGTCCTTGTTGAGGATGGTGATGATGTTGTGCAGCGACTCGCGATTGCCGACGGCGTTGTTGGTGATGAGGGTGTTGACGGGTGCAGCCATGGTTCGGTCCTTGGAATGACGGGTTGGGTGGGATTCGGGTGCCGAGCGCTTACAGGTCGCTTCGCGTTTGGTTACAAACCGCTCAGCCGGATCAGCTCGGCGGCGTCGGCGATCGAGGCGCCGCCACTCCTGCGGAAGCGCTCGCTGGCCTGGCGAACGGCATCCGGCGCGCGGTCGACGGGGAGACTGGCGGGTCCCGGCGACACGCGCGCCGGAGCCGCCGCCGCGGCAGGCTGGCCGGCACGTCCCGCGGTGGTCCCGCCCCTGGACCTCCGGCGGGCGGCGTCGGCCAGCGCGCGGGCGTTCTCGAAGCGCATGGCATTGAGGGCGATTTCCACGATGGGCGATTCGTAGACAGCGTTGATGCGGTCGGCCGGCACGCCCTTGGCGAACAGGTAGCGCCGGAGATCGTCCCAGGTGCGTTGCGCCACCTGCGGCGTGCCGAACCATTCGGGGAGCCTGGCCGAGAGCTTGGCGCTCTCGGCGCGCCGCGCCTCCTCCAGGGCCGCCGCGGCCTGCGCCTCGGCGGCGGCGATGTCCGCCTCGCCGCGGCGCGTCGCCTCGGCCAGCAGGGCCTCCTCCTCCTGGCGCTGCTGGATGAGGCGGCCGACCTCGGTGGGGTCCTTCTCGGCCAGCGCCTTCCAGTCGACGCGCGACCAGCGATCGACGAAGGCCTGGTGGAAGGCCTGGCCGTTCTTGCGCCACCAGTCGGCGGCCTGCTCGACCGTGGCGTTCGCGGTCTGCGCCACCCGCATCGCGTCGTCGCGCTCCTCAGTGGCCTGTCGGGTGTTATCCGCGACGAAATCGAGGCGCTGCTGCTCGTACTTGCGCAGCACCGGGCGCAACTCGGCCGGTACGCTGGTCCAGGCCTTCTTGTCCTCGTCGTCCCAGAAGTCGGGCGCAGCGTCCTCCGCGCCGGCGGCATCGGGAGCCGCTTCAGCCGCCTCAGGCGATGCCTGATCGGCCGTAGTTGCGGGCACCCGCCCAACGTCGCCTTTCGGCGTAGCCCGCACTTCTTCGTCAGCCGGCTCCTCGCCTGCAGGACGACCGTCCTGCGAAGCCTCCGGCAAAGCAGGATCGTCCGCCGCCTCTGAGATCAAGGCGACGGCCTGGGCCAGATCGACGGACTCGACGACAGTCGTATCAGCTACGGCGGCCATAGAGGATCTCCTTCAGTTGTTCGCGGCGTTCATGGAGCTGGGCGTCGGCCTCGTACTCATCGACGAGGCCTGCGAGGCCGGCCTTGACCTCGGTGGCGACGCGGGCGCGGTTGTAGGCGATCTCGCGCGTCGTCATGTCGTCGGGATCGCTGGTCAGCACCCGGCGCATCTCGTTGTTGACGAAGTCGTCGAACAGCCAGCCGGCATCGGCCAGCACCTCGCGGGCGCGCCGGTATTTCTGCTCGCGGTCGCGAGGGGTGCCAGCGTTGCTGTCAGTCGTTGCGGTGGTTTGAGGGCCACTCGGGGCCATTTGCCGATCCTCTTGAAGTTAGGGTCGGCAGGGATAGGCCACAAAATTGCGCTAGGGAGTCAACACTTTTCTGAAAATGGCATCCGGAGCTAGTCTATACGGCATTCGCGCAAGCGCACCCTACCTTGCAACTGATGAGGCAACGTCCAGGCACCAATCGCAGTAAAGGTCGGAAAGCGGGAAGCGCAGTTTGCCGCGCACGTTACCCAGCCAAGTCGCAAACTCGTCGCGAGGCAAACACTGGCTTGCGTAAATCAATGCCGGTTGAAGCCAAGCCGGCAGTTCATCCACCCGGTTCTTATGAGCGCGAAAGAACGTCAAATCACGCAGCTTCATGCGCATGAAATATTCGCCTCGTCGATCGAACATGTGATCGAGTCGGCTTAGCCGGTTGACCTCACCAAGGCTAATGTCAACAACACCATTCTCCAGAAGGAACCACAACCACGCCCGCACTCCGGGAAGATGGGCAGTACGCGGACTGAGAAGCGCATCTGTCACAAGCCCGCCTTGATCCCTGAACGAGGCCTCGCCAGAAGAGGACAGTTCATACATCAGTAGTGCCACTTCCTTCACGAACGGCAATAGATCAGAAAAACGCCACGTCAGGTAATCTGCTGCCGCGAGGGTAATGCTACCCTTAGAGTTCGACAACCTCTGGTTTACAGAAGCTTTCTAACCGGTGAGGCATGCGACCTGAATTCAGAACGAATAGAGGAGAGTCCGTGTTGGCATGAACCGCCACGGCCTTCTCCCCAAGCGGACACCGAGATAGCCTGTAGGGTCCAGAGCGGTAACCAAGGGGCAGGAGTAGATCCTCACGCAATGAGGTCTAGCTTTAGAAGCTCACAATGGGCTGCAGGTGCCCGCGGTTCAGAAGTTTTGGCCGGATAGGGATACTGCGACCGGAGATTCCGATACAATGCCTCTACGTCCGACGCACGTTTCCAAGCCGCTGGTGATCCATCAGATCAAGCTTGACCCCGCGGCGCTCAAAGCACTTCCGAAGGAAGTTCGCCGAACCGTGCTCCTACTTGGACATGTAGCTAATGAGGTCAACACCCTGAGCCGGCTTCTTCTTTTCAGCGTACATAAGCAAGATCATCCCATTAAGGCTCTATTTGCAGAGGCTCGCAGTGCCACGATCCTGAGACTCCTGATCGGGGTTACTTTCGAGGGATTTAGAGCGATTGAACGGACTGTGCTTAGGAGCGCTCATGCTCGGCCGTATCTAGCTCATTTGGCTCCTGGCGGCGAAGTAGCCCTCAAGCAAGTGAAGAAAGCCCTTTCGGACAACAAGCTGATGGCTGGGATCCGCAACGCTTACTCGTTTCATCTTCCCACCGATGATCAAATTGATGCCGCGTTTGTCCGCCTGCCCGCAGACGCTGATATGTCCGTTTATTCCGGTGAGCCTCGGCACTCTACCCTCAACACATCGTCCAGCCTTCTCATGACCAGGGGGATTCTCGACCTAGTGGACGATCCCAGAAAAGGCACATCACGCAAGTCTACCGACAAGCAGCTAATGAAGATCGTCACGGACGACGTGATTGCGAAATCCAATGATCTGAACTCGTTTATCGAGTTTTTTGTTTTAGCGATTATCGAGCGCGAGAACCTTCAGAAGGGCGCACTCACGGAGGCACTTGTCGTTGACACCCATGAGTCAGTCGGATCATTCCAGATACCGCCCATTCTCCGGAGCTAACCGCAAGAGCAGCGCCGTCGAGGCCCGCACCGGAAGATCCAGCCAGAAGCTACTCTTCATCGTCAGGAACTGACGGCCAGTTGCGCGCGGGCCAGGATCCGCCTTCGCGGAAGAATTTTTCGATCTGCTCCCTGCATTTCTGTGTGTCGTCGCCTTCGCGTATCTGGAAGCGGGTTGCCAAATGGCGCACGATTCTTGGCGTCCCTTTCGGCGCACTTAGCTTTGCGACGATATCGTAGCAGAAACCGTCAAAGAACCGGTTTACTGAAGCTTCATCCTCCCAGAACTCGGGCACCGGTGCACCCACCAGCGTTTGCGCCAGACGTTCGACTGCCTTTGGATGTGTCAGCAATGCTTTCAAGTGCGCGACGCGGCGAGCGATTCTTTCCTGAATCGTTGCTCTCTGTTTTTCGGTCAGTCCGAGAGGCTTATCACCGCTTGCCAGTCGCTGATCAACGTCGGCCAAGTATATGGCGATCTGCTGAGTGATGTAGCGATCACCCGCTCGTTGTAGCTCCGAGCCTCGCCTTTCCAATGCCTGACGCTTGGGGCCTAGCACAGCTTCCAGTTTATCCTCTACGAAGTCCACATAGGGCTTTGGCACCCAGTACCCGTAATCGGTTTCGATTGCGTATGTGGGCAGTTTCAAAGGCAACTTTGTATTCTCTGGTGGTTGCAGATCAAGAAGCGCTGCAACATTCAACCCAAGCACATCCGGATCGGAGAAGCGAAGCGGGTTAACGACGTGCTCACGCAGCTTAGCCGCGATCCGCCGGAATTCGTCTCCTGAATATGGATCAATGGTGTACGTAACGGCGCGATTCGGCCGGAAATACAGGTAGCCATTGCGGAAAAAATCCCGCCAGTTCCGCGCCGGAGGATTCGGAGAGAGGGCGCCAATCGACTGCGAGGTGTTCAGTGCATGCAAAATGTAATCATTGAGACCACGATGCCGCCCTTTGATGACCACCATGGCTTCATCGTTTTGCGCGAAGGCGGACTCAGAGAAGTTTGCGGAGCCAATGAGGTAGACCGGAAGACGATTCTTCGCGCGGAAGCGAGAGACCTTTGCATGTAGGAATCGCGAGCCTATCACCAGCCGGATATCGACATTCTTTGCCGCGCACCGATACGTATTCACAATGTGATCTTTCAGCTCCGCAAGTTCCTCCACTTGCGCGTCGCGAGCCACATCGGGAAGACCCGCAAACACGAACGTTAATCGTCGCCCCCTCCCCGAGAACTTAGCGCTGCGCAGTGTGCTTCGAACGAAAGGGGCACCATAGAATCCCGAGATAATCACGATATCGTCGGCGGCCTTTATGCTCTTCTCAACAAAGGTCCGAGCATTCTGAAGCCCGGTATTGTTTCCAGAGTACGCCGCACCGTTGGTAACAAGCGCAAACTCTTCAACCTTCATTCCGTACGCTCCTGACCCTGGTTAATCGATATCCCACGGATCGCTAGTAGGAGTCGACGGGGCGGTTCCGAAGGAAGGCAGACGCTTTCTTGGTCGCGGCGCAGATCAGGTACTTTATGAGTTCAGTCTCACTAACGTAAGAGAACGGCCCAAGCTGCCAACACACCGCCGGCTGGGCCCGCTAGCATGGCGCCTTTGAATTGACTGCGCCCTTGATCTTGAGTGGTAGGTCTTTGCGGCCGGCAAACACTTGCCAGATGCGCACCATCGCGTATGTATCAAGTTTGCAGTAGCTCAGCAGCTCCTGCTCGATCGCACACTTCCTCGCGGCGACGGTTGCGGGGTGTATCGCTTCCAAATAAGCCTCCATCGCCATCCCGCCGTCTTGCACGCCCTCCAGGCTTTCGTAGCCCAAGCTGGGCACAACCGCTGGCAGAACGGCCTTGATGCTCCAACTCCCCTCCTGGCTCGGATGGTAGTAATGTTGTTGCGCCACCGGTAGCAAGTCGACGAGCCGTTCGTTGATGGCCAGCAAAGTTTTGCGCAAAGCAGCGAAGCGTTTTGCCAGCTCTGCGATCCGGGCTTTTTCGAAGCCAACGTTGTAGACGAAAATGGGCTCGGTGGTGCCGCATCCTTCCACAAGTGCAGATGCAAAGCGCTTTGATGGATCCTCACCCGTCAAATCCAGGAACGCGACGTGTTTGAGCTCGCCTGTGCGGCTTAGTCTGTGGGCGCTGAACTGGAACGGGATCTGTTGGTAGGGTCGGGTCCCCTTCCAGATTGGCACGGCAAAATGAATGGTCTCAAAATCCAGGAATACGGCGGGAAGCCGATGCTTTGAAAGCACCGCCAAGGCGCCCTTGGCGTCAAAGAATGTCTTTCCGGAAATTGTGTGCTTCTTCACCCGGACCTGGATCTCGCTGAGCAGATGATCGGGAACGTCGGCCAGCTCCAGGAGCTCGTTCTCCGCGACGAAGGACTTGGTCGCCTTGTTCATTCGCGGAAGAGTAGCAATCGGATGCCGAGCCTGTGGCTCCTGCCCCCGGCAGTAAGCGGAAAAGCTGCATTCGAAAGGCTGGGCGCAATGGTCTCCTGTCTTTCGGATTGGTTCCGAGGTGCTGGACGCAACCGCATGACCTTCCTTGATCCAGCTCCGGACCTCAGCTTCCCGCGACGCCGCTTCTTGGGTCAGGTCTTCTTCCACCAGCAGGCCGTCGAAGGTGTCGGTGCCTGGATGCTTCCATTCGTTGTCTATGTAGGCAAGAGACATCGAAGCCAAGGGAACACCTGCCGCCCGAGAAACTAGTGACTGAATGGCAACGTCGTCTCGATGATAGTCCTTAACACTGGTCGAGGATTTCACTTCGACCATTCGCCATTCAAGCTCCTTGCGGCGACGGATGGGAAGCATCACGTCGACAAAGGCGAGTGCACCCTCTGCGGCAAAGGCAGCCTCGAATACCGGTTGAGCGCTTACTAGAACTGCCTGGCTACGCTCAAGCGCTTTGGAGAAGCCCTCATTTTGGGCGTCGATGACGATGCCGCGCCCTTTGGGGTCATAGAGGCGGCGCGCAACGTCCCCTACCCTGTGCCCAACCTTCAACCGGGCTTCGATCGGGCCGGAGTGCTCACGCAGGTGCGGCTTGTGAATCTCGAGCCAGAGCCGCTTAGGACACTGCCGAAGGGCCAGGAGTTTCGATTTGGATAGGTTCACAATAGTCTCCCACACTCCCGCCTCGATCCTACCTAAAGACACTCCGATTGCCCGATTTGATTTCGTCCGCCGGACCTAGACGATGGTTGACGCAGCGCATTTCGAAGAGACACTTTGCGGCCACCGGGGCGGTGGATGTCGTGCCGTACTCACGAATGATGGCTGAGACGACGGCAGGCAGGTGCACACGCCGAATTGCAGCAATCCGCATCACGCAACGCGCGTCGCGGCTTGCGATTCAGCCGCCGGGCGCCCGGGGGGCTAGGAAAGGGAGGCCGTGGAGCAATAGGAGTGAACCGTATGTCACCACCTCACAGATGGTGAGCAACACCGCCTTTAGGCTTCGCAAAGTCCCCCTCCCTCTGTGTAGGCCCAGGCCCGAAGGCCTGCCCAATCCGTCCTACACTACGCCGCTGCTAAAACGCCGGCGGCCGCAACATCGGCGCGATATCGCACTGGGCTCAGCCGGTTCCGACTAGCCGGTGATAAGAGCCTTCAAGGCGGCTGCGACGAAGAGAGCTGCCACAACCCCGGTGAACTTGATCAACCGAATTGTGCGCCGAAGGCGCCGCTCGGTTATGGTGTCAATCTGGCGGCCATTGGCGTAGTGGAATGAACGGATTTTGAAATGAGCTTCGTCGATGTTGTAGCCTGGGATCATATGATCCATGACAAACAACCATCCGGTGCGCACTTGACCCCCGCGCACATCGCTCACGGCGCTCTGCACCTTGAGGTATCTGGAGATCCAGAGCGTATAAGCCAAAATGGCCAAGGCTATGAACAGGATGGCTTTCTGCGGCCGAAAGCCATAGTCGGCCAGCCAGCCAAGCGTCCAGGTTCCAGCCAGCCTTGAGAAGTCCCAAGCGCGCCCAAAAGCGTGCGACGACAGCCAGGCACCGAAGTCGCCACCATTCCACGCGGTTCGGACCTCCTGCAGCTTCTCGTCCAGATCGGTCCACAGTTCCGCACGAGCCTTTTGAATTTTGATTTCCGTTGCGTCGGCCCCTGCGGCTTCGAAAGCACTGATCGCAGACTTGTGCGGATGAGTGGTATCCGCCTGCCCGAGCCATTGCAGCAGCTTGTGCAGGTGTGGCAGCTCCAGCCGCTTGCTTGTCGACGGCGAAGTTGCGCTGCTTTGATCGAAGCTGCAGTCGCTGTTGCTTTCGAATAGCCGGTCAAAGCGAAACCCCGTGGTTAGTAAGCGAACTTGCTTGCCATATGTTTCGAAGGCCACAGCGAGCGCGTCAGTTCGAAAGCCGATCAAATCCAGGTTGAGGTCGTACGCATCTGAGATGGGCGGCTGGGTCGGCGCAGACGAATTGCTTCCCGCTGCCTGGTTTAGCGCCATGAAGGCTGTGCCACCAACAGCCGTGCCAGCAAATGATAGGGAAGATTCGCCTCTCGAGGCGGACGGCTTCAGATCGCCTCCAAACGATGGCGCATTCAAGCAAATGTTTTTCTCAATGCGATTGTCGCGGAAATCCGCTGCGCCAACGACTGGAGAGGAAGGGCACGCGTAACTCCTGACGAGGTTTGCTAATTCACCCAATCTGGTGTCCTGGTCCTCCCCGACAACCTTACCGTCCGCGGATGAGAAAATATTTCTTAGGGTGCCAAGTATCGAGTCTTGTTTTGGTTGTGACCAACGGCCAACGACCGACGTTTCGGATGCTTTGGGTTTGAGAATCCGAATCGACGCATGGGAGACGATCAGGTCCTTGGCTACAATGTTGTTTGATAGGTTAATGCCGCAACGGATTTCCGACTCGTGCAGTACCACACTCGATGCAAACCTATTGTTGGAAATGGAGGCGCTCGACAATTCAGCGTCCCGGACAACGAAATCCCCCCCGATTGTTGAGCGCGCGACGACTGCCTGATCCAACACTGCCATACCTCGAAGTGACAGGTCCGATCCGAACTCATTGCCATTAAGATAGAGCGATCGCCCAATCGATTTGGCCAAGGACACCGGGCCTGCAACCTTGGTCTGGGTAATGTCGATCTTTTGGACAGCAAGAATTTCAGAGGCATCGACATCAAGTCCAATATTGGACTGCCAGATCGACAGCGTTCCGACGACGGCGTTCCACAAGTATACTCCACCGCTGATCTTCGACCTGCGTATTGCGAGCTCTCCGAGAACGTAGGTGACATTGAAGGAGAGGTTGGCAGCCGCGTTGACGTAGGCGAATACGGCGCTTCTGAGAAAGATGCTGTAGTCGAACACCAAAGAATGCGTGAGATCTGCTCCCACTAAATTAATGTCTCCGCAGAATATGCCTGCGGCCATCACGATTGGGGTTCGACCCGACCGCAACCTTTGATCGGTCACGACCCTGTTTACGTCCTGGGTTCTTGCAATGCGATGAGCGAACCTCTCTCTCTGATCGGCCTCGCAAATTTGCCTGTCGATATCGCTTGGTTTACCGCCCGAGCCTGACTTGCCAGCTGCCAAATAGATTTCACCTATCTCCTTGATCAGAGCGGCGATTTCCTTTCCATCCTGATCTGACGAACGGCCGTTGATCGCTCGGCGCACCTCAGCAGGTGTCTTGCAATACTTGTCGAGATCGCCTGGAAGATGGGAAAAAAAGACATACGACTTGTTCAAATTCGCACAGTAAACAATCCGATCGGCGATATCGGCTGAATTGAAGCAACTTCGGTCAATGCTTCCGGCACTACAGCGTTCCTTGGCATTGCCTTTCATAGCCGGATCTGAGCCAGCGGCCGGTTGAGCACCTGAGGGACAAGTTCCGACCAATATCGCTATGACGACTGCAACATGCAGCGTAAGAACCCGCCCCGCGCGTTGGCCAATCGTCATGTCAGACCAGGAGCCGGCCGAAGGCGCGGGCCATCGACTTTCCGACTCTTGAACATGCCTTGGAGCTCAGCCAGCTTTCCCGCCTCGATCAGGATTGTGCGGGCAGTCCATTCGCCATGATCTGTAACGCGGATATCGGCTGGTATTCCGCCAGTTCGTGCCAATGATCGAAGAGCAAAGCGAAGGGAATGCGGGCCGCGGCCGTAGGCATTCATTCGACAAAATTGTAGGAGTGCTTTGCGACCAGGATAGCTCGAGTTGCCAAATAGCTCGACCAAATTCAGGACGGCAAACGTCGGCGTCGCGGAATTTAATATCAATGCCGAAAGACCGGTTCCTACATCATGTCTTATGTTCGCTGGAATTCGGTCGGCACACTGCGTCAGCATGCCTACACAGTACTCCGACATTTCTGGATAACGGGACAGAAGTGCCGGGATGCCCCGAAGCCTCGCAGGTTCGGTGCCATAAAGTGCGATACGAAGTGCTTGGCGAACCAGCCAAGGCGCAGACAACTCCGCGCCCCCCAGCAACGATTGGAAATCGATTGGCGGTTTACGCCTCATCTGCGCAATCTCGCGCGGTATGGCAGCGCGGAACTTGCGTGGAACTCCCAACGATCCTGACATTTTGGCAGCCGGCGGAGGATCTCCGATGACTCGGCCAATTCGCTGTTGTTTTTCCGTTGAGTTGCGCCCGCGTTCATTGCCAAACGGTTCAGCCTTCGTACGGGTGAGCCACACCGTCTTGCTTTCGTTCAGACGAAGGTTCTCTGCCTTTAGGAACTCGGCAAGAGACTGGACGGCGACATCCGCCGAATGCGCATCATCGGCGATCAAGCAGTAGTCGTCCACGAAGCGAACGAAATCAATGCCCGCACCGAGAAGCGCGTTGTCTGTTGGCACCAAAACCGCCTCGGCGAGGATGCGACTTGCATTGGATCCTACTGGCAGACCGTGGCAACCGCATGAAGACCAGAAGGTGAGGAGCTGGAAAAGGTACTGGCTTACGACTGCATCCACGCCGCATCGCTCGAGTGCTGAGAGCGCCGTTGCGGGTGAGATGCTCGGGTAAAATCGTTCGATGTCGCACCTCACGACGACTTTGCCGCTGTCCCTCGCTTTCCGAACTGCACGAGTAAACTCAGTGTAAGAGTAGCGGGCGTCAAATAACCTACCTGCTCGCGGCGAGAACCGATAAGAGAAGACCTGTCGCATTGGTGCTGGAACTCGGCAGCGTTCGATAAGCGGCGCGACCTGGACTGCAAGTGACAAATATTCGATCGTGTCGAGTGGACACATTGCTGCGCAGGCGCGACGCGCCCCGTATCCCTTCTTTGGAACATCTACGAGTTCCACAGCGGTGTGATGCCTCGGATCAAAGTGTCCCTGAGCAATACGCTCGAGTGTACGAGCTGCCACGAGGCTTCTGAAACTTTGATCCCGCGCCAGCAGCGCAACCTCACTGGGTTGATGAAACACATCAGACGTGCCTTCTCGTACGATATTATCGATGCTCAGTTGGATTGCATCGCTGATATGAGCGACCGATGAGCTTTGGCTTGCCTCACTGGATGCAACCGAGCCACCGACGCCGGCGACTGCCAGTCCTGCCATGAAGTGCCGCCGCGATAGCGGTATTTGAGCCACGATTCTCATGCCGCCCCCGAAGAAAACCGTAATCTCTTTGACGATATTACAATCTACGGTATTGTGCCAACCTTGCATATGAACGAGGGCCGATATGCCTCGGACAACGGGACGCTGGCATTTTGTGCTTTCATTGTTGGGGGGTGCACTAGGCGTCTTCTTGGCACTTACGGCGGCTGCGTCAGCCCAAACGGGCGACCAAGCATGCATAAAGTACTACAAGTGTATCTCGGTCGCGAAGTTCGACTGTACCGCCGTTAGACGCGATAAGAACGTCAAACGCGTTTGCTACAAGCCGGCGCAGCAGTATCTCGTCATATGGTTTGGAAGCAGCCCGTACCATTTCTGCGGTGTTGAGCCAGGTATGACGGCAAAATTGTTGGCGGCAGCGAACAAAGACGAGTTTTTCAACGAGAGCATTAGAAGCAGCGCGACCGAAGGAAAATACGACTGCCGCAACCACACAATTCCGGAGCCATGAGACAGTCTTTGCGCGGTTCTCGTGCACCATCGAGAGATGCCCCAGCACCGCCAGGGCGCTGAATTTCGCATTCATCTAGTTCAGGCTCTAGGTATCGAGCGCGAGACTGCGTCTGAACCCACGGCAATGCATCAACCATTTGCAGCGTTCCTCGCGCTCACCTTTATACGCTCGATCTCCGCCCACTGCCGTGCCTTGAAGGCGGCGATGGCCATCTCCGCCCGCGCTTTCTGGCGCTTGATGTCGATATCGGCCTGTGCGGCTTCGCGCTGGATCTGGATTTGCGCCTCCATCGCCACGAGTGCGGGGTCCGCGGCCGGTGGTGACGGCGGCGGCAGGCCGGCAAGCGTTTCGGGCGGCTGAAAGAACAGCCCGGGCGTCTTGTAGCCCAGGACTTCCGTAAGCTTTTGCGCCGCGCCCGCGATATTCGCCGCCGTCACGAACGGACCGTCGGCCTGGCCGCCCTGCAGCGCGACGAGCTTCTCCTGCAAGCTGCCGATGGTGGCGAGATGACCGAGCGCCTGTTCGCGGTTGCCGATGCCCACCACGTCGACCGAGAGCTCGAGCTCATCGGGCCACTGGCTGGGATCACAGGTGGCGAAACCAGAGCCCTTACCGGTCCAATAGGCCAGCGGTCCTGTCGCGGCGCGCTTGATCGCGCGGTAGACCAAGCGATAGAGCCGTTTGATAGCAGTTTCGGCAAAGACGCGGGCAATCAGGTCCTGGCGCTGTTGGCTGGCCGACATGATGCGGTCGAGGCCGCCCAGCGTCTTGTTCAGGCTCTCGGCGTCGAGGCCCTGGTTATAGCGGCTGACGCCGGTGCGGTTCTCGCGCACCGTCGCGAAATGCTCCAGCGCCGCCAGCGCGCCGCCGGTGACGTTGGGCACCTGCAGCCAGCTCACGTGGTTGTCGCCCGGCCGCGCGCCGGGCTTCAGGCGGATTGGTGAGCCCGGCGCCCAGTCGATCAGGCTGTCGATGTTGACCTGGTCAGACACGACGGGGCGCGGCTGGTTGACGAGATAGAGGTTGTCCAACAGGCCGCGCGTCAGCACCGAGCCGAGCTGCTGCAGATCCTTTGTCTGATCGAATAGTGAGCGGCCGGCGATTACGTGCGGCATGAGGATTGGCGTGGCCAGCGCCATGGAAGCCGGTCCCTCCCAGAGTGAACGTTCGATGATGCGGCCGGCAGTTGCGCCGGCATGGGCGTAGACCACGCGCAAGAGCTCGGAGAGGCCGTCGCCGTCGTCGTCGGCGCGGACATAGGCCACGACCAGCCAGATCGGACGTTCGCTGTCGCCCTCGCCGGTCCTCGTGTCGGCCTCCGCGACGCCGTCGGTGCGTTGCGCCTCCTCGGCCGAGAACTGGCCGCGCTCGGAGCGGAGGTCATCGATCTCGTCGGTCGTCAGGCCCAGCCTGACCAGATCGGACGAGGAGGCGCGTCTGATGAAGCCCAGGTACGAGGCCTTGTCCTCGTCGCGTGCGGCGGGGCTGAAGCGGATGTCTTCGGGGGCGATGCTTTCGACCACCACGCGCTTGCGCGAATGGGTGATCCGTACTTCGCTGCCTTCGGCAGCTTCGTAGGACACGGTGGCACCTTCCTCTTCGGCCAGCGCCATGATCAGGTCGACGGCGTCGGGCGGCAGGCCGTCCATGGGGACGGTGACGGTGTCGTCTACCGTCTCGACGTCGACGGCCGCGCCGCCCAGGCGATACATCAGGGCGTCCTTGAGCAGCGCAGAGATGACGCGGAAGCCGTCGTTCTTGCGCATCAGGACGTGCGGGACGTAGGCGCTCGCCTCGCGCGCCCATTGTTCCTGGCCTGGCGCCAGGGGCGCGAAGGTGGCGAGATCGTCGCTGCCGGTGAAGACGCGCATCAGGCCCGGCATGATCGATTCGATCACGTCGGCGAATTCCGAGGTCACGACCTGGGAACGGCCCTCCTCCTCGATGCCGAAGGGCTTGCGATCGTAATAGGCCAGCGCCTCTTCGCGCTGGGCCGAGAGCGCGGCGTCCTGGTAGCCGGCAGCGGCCTGCTCTTCGCGGCGCAGAAGCGCCAGCAGGTCCGCATCGGGCAGCGTGTGTCGCGGAGAGCCGTTGGCCAAGTGCCGATCCTCTTTCGAGTAGTCGGCAGGGATAGGCCACAAAATTGCGCTAGGGAGTCAAGAGCAATCGGCTGGGTACTTCTGGCGGGTGCGCCCTCGGTGCATTCCCCGCGAGAAGGGCACTACCATTCGGCCTGATCCAGCGACGAACCGACGGGGACGACAACAGGCATCCGCGCTCCGGGCTCGGGCATCCGCCTGTGCGAGCGCCTGGACTGGCGGGCCAAGAAGCCCAAGCTCCCGAAGAAGATGCAACTGCCGACGGCGGACCAGTACATCGGCCGCATGTTCAAGCGCGAGCCCGGCAGCGGCCATCCCGAGACCATCACCATAACCGACGTGACGCTAGAGGGCGGTCAGGCGCGCATCCATGTCCGTTACAACGACGGCGAGCACAGCTACGCCTATTCGATGGAGGAGTTCGGTAAGAGTTTGGCCAGATGGCGGAGATCGCCAAGTAGACGGCGTCGCTCCGACCGAGCCCACACCGGACAGGCTGCGCAGGCGCCGGGCGCCAGGGGGAGTCCCGCCACGCGCGCGAACGCACGGGGGATCCTTTCGGGGCGCCCATGAGTTGAGTGGGGTCGAGCGGCGCACCGAGACAACTCAGACTACCAGACCGTGGCAAATGTCACTCCGGGCTACAAAGCGTATGGTAATCTTTTGGCAGTCTGGCGTTTAGCGTCCTCACACACGGGAGGGTCAGATGAACGTTTCGAGCGTTGACCTATTGCCGCCAATATTCGACCAGGTGGTCGCCCACTACTCTCCGTCAACGTCGGCTGCCGGCTTGCGACAGACGATCGTCCAGGCCCTGCACAACGTCATCTGCGATGCTGCCGTGGCGAAGCTGCGGGCCGACCGGCTCCTTCCCGGAGAAGAATCGGCCAGCGAACTCCTCGTCATGGAGACATTCGATCGGCTGTCCGGGCCGCATCTGTCGCGAACGTCGCTTACTCGGCAGATCGCGGACGGCTTGTCGCTGCCGGAAAACGTCGTGGACATCGCTCTGTTGCTGATCGAGGCGCAGATCGATCTGCGCTTCAAGTCCAACGACGAGTTCAGCTTTGACGACATCGGATTTCGGAAGCCCAAGCGCTATGAGGACGGCACGGGCTGGTGCAACACGATCGTGGCCTCGACGCTACGCGTGTCGACACAGGATCGGCCCACTTTCTTGAAACGTGGTTCTCGACCGGAAGGACTTAGGGTCCTCGTCGAAAGCCTGCAGTTGAGTGCCACGCTACGTGTTGCTGCGCCCTATGCCATCGTCATCGAGCGCAGCCGCATCGCGCAGCGGCTGTCGGAACGGAAGGAGCTGATTCGCCTCCTTCACATTTCTGACCTGCACATGGTCGAGGACCTCACGGATCCCCGGCGCGGCGGTTCGCCGACCCTCGGACAGAAGAAGCACAGCTTCGAGGCGACGAAGCGCCTGAGCACGGCCGTCGGATCGTTGCAGCCCGAGTTTGATGTCCTGGTGGCAACGGGAGACCTCACCACCGACGGGAAGCGCGGTTCTTTCGAGACGGTCTTGCAGTACGTGCAAGGTGGATCGATCAGCGGCGAGAACAAGATGCGGATCTCGTTGTTCGGCCTTGGCGCCGGACGTGACCGCCGGCTGCTGCTTCCGGGCAACCATGATCGCTTCGAAGGCAAACTCATCCCGGGCCAGCGCCTCAGCCGCCTGTTCGAGGACACCTTGGGGACGACCTATCCCTATCCCTATCTCAAGGCGTTCCAGGCGCCGCGGCAGGGTGATAATCCGTTGACGTTGCTGTTCTTCGTCTTCGATTCGAATCTGCCCGCCGGCGCGGAGAATGCGTCGTATGACGCGACCGTCAATGCGCTCTCTCAAGGCAACATCAGCGAGGCGGAAGTCGAGGAGGCGGTCAGGCTGGCCTGTGAGGCAAGGAAACAAGGACAGGCGCCTTCATTCAGAGGTGATTTGATCAAATTCGATCCCAAGCATTCCGTCAGCATCGCCCTTTTGCACCATCATCCGGTCGCAAAGTACGCTCCCAAATCGCCTGCAGCCCCTGCTTTCCCGAGCAAGGAGTGGCTCAGCAGCGCGTTCGGCGTCGACAAGCGCAAAGAAGAGGCGATGAAGCTGAAAAATGCCGACGTCTTCCTCGAAGGATGTCTTGCGGCGGGAATCCAAATCGTGCTCTTCGGCCACAATCATTATCCCTACCAGCGGGCCGTGCAGCTTGCTGATCCGCCGAAGGCGCTCTGGGCATTCTGTTGTCCGACCACTCTCGAGCCCTGTGAGCATGGCAACGGTTTTCATGTCTTCGACTTTGTGGACGGGAACACGCTTTCCCTGGATTTTTATCTGTCGCAGGCCGACAAGGGCACACCGGGCCCGTTCACTCGCCTTGCAAGTCGTAGTGGCAAGTTTAATTTGACCAAGCTTACCGAGGCGGAACTGGCGACGGCTTACGTGGTGAAGAAGACGAGGTCGTGGCCTGAGCTTCCGGAGCTGCCGACTGAACCGGGGCCAAAGCCTGAATACATCCCCATCGAGAGTATGAGCCAAGGCTCGAGGAGGGCAGGCGCCGGCACAGGTCGCTAGGCCAAGGGAAGCTGGCGGATTTGCTTGGACTGAGTGCCTGCGCGACAGTCCTCGACAACTCGGGTCGCTATCTGAGCGCGTACTCTCCGGCGCCATTGGCATTAAGCCGCGCTAACGTCCCCTCGTCCGACCAGTCGGTCATTTGCAGCTCGACCTTGGGGCGAATTTAGAGCCGCGCCAGTTCGCCCCCTGACCTGCGCGAATTCCGGCGCGTCAGACGGCGGCAGCTTCCCGACGACCTCCAGCGCGCGCTCGACGATGCCCCCTGCCAGATCAGTCGTCGGGCTTGGCAAGCTGTTCTCGCGCGAGCCGTGAGAAATCCCAATCATGACAGGCGGCACAACTGTCCTCTCAATGGACGTTGAGGAACTAGCAGTAGCCACCAGTACGCACACCGGGGTTGCCGAACCAACGACACTTGCGCGCTGCTAACGGGACATCCGACGGCGATCCTCAACCAGGCTTTCCAGTCGAGTGTTGGTTGCGGCCGCTTCCACGCGAATTGCCGTTACATCCTTGCGCACATCCCGCAGGTCGGCCCGGATGTCGCTCAAGAACCAGCCGACTGAGACCAGCAGCGTGCCCAGCAGCCCGCTCACGATCCACTTGAACGTGTCCATGGGCACCGTGCGGTGGCTCACCGATCGTTCTCCGACAGACTTTCTCCGGGCAGGCTCGACACGGGAGATTGCGGCGTTGCTCACAGAACCCTCCGCTTCATCTGCTTCAATTTCTCCTCGATGCGCCGTTCCTCGGCCCAGTCGCGCTTGATCACCGGGTAGGCGAAGGTGAGCGCCAGCGCGTCACCATCGTCTGGCGAGGCCAGCCCGCGGCGACGCATATCGTCCTTTCGCTCCAGCAGGATTGCGTCCGACGGGTCGTAGCCGTAGTCGACGCCGGTGAGGTCCGCGGCAAGTTCGCGATCATCGGTCAAGCAGCCTTGCCGGCACCATTCCTTCATGAAGCCCCACATCTCGGCGCGCTTGTTGGCGTAACGGGCGGTGGCGTTGGCGGCGTCGCGGCGGTCGGCGGCGCCACCGAAATCGATACCGACCAAATTCGGACAGCCGAGCTGGAGGAGGCGATCGTGCACGCCCCAGCCGATACCGGTGCTGTCGACGAAAACGGCGTCAGGGCTGTGGGCGTGCACCAGCTCCATCACGCGGCTGGCGATCAGCATCAGGTCGGGGATACGAAACTTGACGGCGGGGATCGAGCGCGCGTCGAGGCCGCGGCGGAAGCGAATGACGGTCTGGTCCTCGCCCTGCCGCGCAATATCGACGCCCATGACCAGGGCCGCCGTGGGATCCTGGACCAGCTCGCGCGCGATCGCCTGGTCGACGCGTTCGCTGTCGATGAACTGCATAGAGCCGGCACGCGGGAAGACGCCGCGCACACGGACCCGGATGAAATCGGAATCCTCGCCGTAGTCCTTCACCCACTGGGCGATCTGCGACTTGTTGGTCATGCCGACCGAACGCGAATCGATCTGGCGGTGGTGCCAGCGATGGCCGAAGCGGCCGCCGGCGAAGCATTCACGGAAGCGGCCGGTGTTGCGCGTGGGATTGCCGAACACCGCCCAGAAGAGCTCGGTGTCGGCATCGGTCAGCGCGCCCTCGATGGTCTCCCACACGGCGTCGGGGATGGCCGAGGCCTCGTCGAGCAGGGCGAAGGCGCGGCGACCCTTGTTGTGCAGGCCGGCGATGGCCTCGGTGTTGCTCTCCGACCAGGTGATGCAGTCGACGCGCCAAGTGCGATCCTTGCCGGGCAGCACCGAGTGCAGCGCCGTCGCGGTGTAGGCGAACCAGTCGCGGTTGATGGCGAGCCCATGCCACTTGGCGAGCTCGGGCCAGGTCTTGGTGCGCAATTGCGATTCGGTGTTGGCGCTGACCACGCCGCGCGTGTCGTGCATGGTCGAGAGCGCCCACAGGATGATCCAGGAGACCAGCGCCGACTTGCCGATGCCGTGGCCCGAGGCGACCGCGAGACGCACGGCTTCCGCCGGATCGGCCAACCCTTGGCCCAGCTGCTGCAGCACGTCGCACTGCCAGTCCTCCGGGCCGTTGTCGCGGGCCAACGGCATGCCGGGCACGCCCCACGGAAAGGCGAAGCGCACGTAGCCCAGCGGATCGAGGCCGAAGGCGCCGACGTCGCGGTGCAGCTCGGCCTTGGCGTCAGTCGCGCCGGACATCGCCACCCTCGTTTGCGCCGTCCGTCTGTGCAGCGCCGGGCTCCGAATCGGTAGGGGCCGGCAGCGCGGCGACCGGCAGGGCGTCGCCCCTGGTCGGCCGCGCACGCAGGCGCGCGGCCTCGAGGACGACCAGCAGTTCGTGAGACGTGCTGTGGCGATGCTCGACCTGCTCGCGCCAATCCTCTCGCCGGCGGTTGCGCAGCCAGAAAATGGCCGCGCTGGTGTCAGGCGCGTGATGGTAGGTGTAGTCGACCTGGGTCGGCGGCCCGTCGGGATTGGCGAAGAAGCGCGAGGCCGGCCGCTCGTAGCCGATGGCGCGCTGGTAGAGCTTCTCGGCGACACGCGCGTCGGCCGCGACCTTGCCCTCCTCGATCGCCTTCTTGAAATCGGGGAACTCCTCCATCCAGTTGTGGATGGTGGCGCGGCTCACGCCGAGAAGCCCGGCCAGCTCTTCGTTCGTGGCGCCCAGCATGCAGGCGCGGCGCGCCTCGTCACAGTGGTCTGGGCTGTAGCCAGTCTTGGGGCCGCGTGTGCCCATTGTGCCGATCCTCTCGATGGTGAAGGTCGGCAGGGATAGGCCACAAAATTGCGCTCGCGAGTCAAGCGCCACGTGGTCGAGGCAACGGGCTCAACACCCGCAGTGACGATTGAAGGGATGCCGCTGGCGACCTAGGCTCCCTCAACGTCGTCCGGGCAAATCCAAGCGTGGCATGTGCGGGCGAGGATCAGGGGTCCGATGCTGACGCTGTCGTTGGATCGCGAAAACAAGGTGCTGCTCGCCACGTTTTCAGGCGTGTTCGGCAAGGAAGCCCTGAGCCGGCATGACGCCATGGTCGGGCGGTTCGTGGCAACACACGACGGGCGTTTCCGGGGAATCGCGGACTTCCTGGGAATCGAACGGGTGGATGTGTCGCTGGCAGATCTCACGGCGCGCGGCCGGCAACCGCCGATCACCGACGGGAAGCAGCGGGTCTATGTCGCCGCAACGACGGAAATGTTCGGGCTGTGCCGAATGTTCAGCACCTACCAGGGCCTCGCCGGCCATGCGGAGCCAAAGATCGCCAAGACGCTGGTCGAGGCATGCGAGATCCTCGGACTGGACAATCCGGTGTTCGAGCCGGTGGACTGGTAGCCCCCAAGCGAGAAGCCTCTGCCCGTGCCCGTGGGCGCCGCCGCAGACATCACGACTTGCCGGCGAGACGCCCCTGCCACGGCTGCCAGCGTCGCAGCGCCGACGTCCACTCGTTGGGCCGGGAGCGACCGTAGCCCAGCGCGGCGCGATGGCGGCTGAGCACGGACTCGCTGAACCGCATGCCGGTCTCGGCCTCGATCAGCAGGGCCACGTCGGCGTTGGAGCGGTGTTCATCCCTGCAGGCGCGTTCGAGAATGCGCGTACAGCGCAGGTCCCAGACAGGCCGCCGACGGGCGGTGCCGGAGGGCGCCTCGACCTCCTGCGCGGCCAGCCTGAAGCAGGGAACCGCGCCGGGCACGGTCGGCGCCGGCAGGATCACGGGATACGCAAGGTGGGACATGGCGATAACTTGACACGACGATGGTCATAGGTCAATAATCTTGGTTATACACGCAATGACAGCGGTGCAGTCACCATCGAGGTTGCCATGACGACACTGGGCGAACGGGTAAAGACGGAGCGTAGGGCCAAGGGCTGGTCGCAGGCGGAGCTGGCGCGGCGGGTGACCAAAGCCGGCTATTCGATCACGCAGGGCGGCATCGCCCAGATCGAACGGCGCGGCGACACCGAGCCGAAATCGATCGTCCAGCTCGCGCAGGCGCTGGGCCTTTCGGTCAACTGGCTGCAGAGCATTCGCGGAGACAAGACCGCTGGCGTAAGCGCTGACGACGATCAGCTCAGCATGATCCCGTCGGGCGGCCGCCGCGGACGTGGCGCGGCTGCAAGCAGCCCACCCTCCGGTCCACGCCAGCCGCTGCAGGTCTTCGCCTCGGCGCAGGGCGGCAGCGAGGGGGCGATGATCCTCAGCAACGAGCCGGTGTCGTGGCTGCCGCGCGATCCGCGGCTAGAGGGCGTGGCCGACGCCTATGGCTGCTTCGTGTCAGGGGATTCGATGGAGCCGGCCTATGAAAAGGGCAACATCCTGCTCGTCAACCCTACGGCACGCCCCGAACCCGGCGATGACGTCGTCTTGATGCGGGAAGACAAGGATGGGCAGCGCTATGTGCTGATCAAGCGCCTGGTGAAGATCAACCAGCAGAGCTGGACGGTGAAACAGTACAATCCGGCGAAGACCTTCACGCTGCCGCGCAAGGAATGGAGCAAGGCGCACTTGGTGATCGGCAAGTACAACAGGGCGAGCTGAGCTGAGAGCGGTGACCACGCACCAGGGCCGGTGAGCGGCGGAGCCGTCGCGCGTCTCCAGCTCGGCGGCCTGCTGCTCGAGCTCGCGGGCATATTGCTCCAATCGTTTCCGGTCCTGCTCGTTCGACAGGTAGGTAGACAGGCGACGGGCGCGACGCGCCAAGTCGCGTAGCTCTGTCGCCCGCTTGGCGACATCCGGCGGCGTACTCGTACGCTTACTCCACTGACTCCCCGTCGACGCGCGCAACGGAGCTCCGCGGCGTGCGGTTGCCTCCGAACTCATCGGCGGACCAAGCGCCGCTGCCAGCCCACTGAGACCGCCAAGGCGACGGTCGAGCCAGACCCGGTTGCGCTATCGGAAGCGCCTGCGCGCATCCGGAGAAAGCACAAGATAAGGGGCCTTGCCCTGGGTTCAGAGGGCAGCCCTATGGATTGACTCCGGCCCTCTGCGTTCTCATTTTGTTCTCATGATCGCGATGCATGAAACCCGGCCCATGTCGCTGTCGGCGGACCTCCATGAAGTCTGGAACAGCCATCTGCCGCTCGGCCTCTCGTGCAATCATTGCCTGCATCGCGGCCTCATCGAACCTGAGCGCATCGGCGCGCGCGAAGGCGACCTTCGATGCGTCGATACGCTGCGGTTCGTCTGCAGCAAATGCGGACGACGCGAGTTCACGCCGCACGTGTTCCGCGAGCGTCGCCATGTGAAGCGCTTCATGGCGGAGTACCGTTGATGGCCGCGTCGAGCGACCGTGTGGTTCGCGGCGAGCTTGGTTCCGCCGACGTCGAACGCCTCTATCCAGGCCGGGTCGCGCGCATTGCCCGCGGCGAGCTCACCTACGCGGAGACGGGCCGCATCCTCACGAAGGCGGGCAGCATCGATCGCGAATGGCGCGGCGGCGACTTCAACGGAATCCAATACTTCCATTTCCGCTTCCCTGAGCAGGGCGCGACCATGGCGGCCTTCCTGTTGCGCGAAGGATTCCATCGACTGGTTCCAGGGAGCCTGAGGGCACCGACGCCGGAAGAGGTCGAAGCCGAGTGGCGTCGGCTGGCGGCGCAACGGGAAACCATCCTCGCCTGGGCGCGCGCGAAGAAGGCGCTGGTGGAGATCGTGCAGAGCTATCGCTTCGAGCGGCGGCAGGGCGCCTTCTCCTACATGGCCCACTGTGCGGCGGCAAAGACTGTCGAGCAGATCGATGGCTCGGTTGAGGATGCCATGGCCTATGCCGGCGTCTGCATCGAATGGGCCGAACGCGAGCACCGCGATTGGTTCTGGCGCTGCGCACCCAATCACCAGGTGTTGTAGCCGGCAGCAGCCATCCAGAGCATTCGCCATGACCCTCAGCCGACAAGGATTCATCGACCAGTTTGCCATCTCCTTCGGTGTCCATTGCCTGCGGCGCTGGCCAAAGCAACGCACGGCCGCTCCCACCCATCTCACGACATGCCTGCATGAGTGGATCGGGGCGAACGGCGGCAGCATGGCGATCGCGGCGGCCGACTTCGCGCGGATTGCCGCGCCGGTGATCGAGGCGATGCATCGGACGACAGCCAAAGGCGAGCGGCCCGGGTGGGAAGCGCTGGCTGGCGCGCTCTACGATGCGCTCGACCAGGCCGGCGTGGACATCACCCTAAAGCCCTTCCGGACGGCAACGCCGGCAGGCCAGTATCCCGCAGTCGTGAAAGGCGACGACTAGCCATGTGCAATCTGTACAGGGTTCGACAGAGCGTTGCAGAAATCGCCGCACACTTTGGCGTCCATCCGCCTGCCTTCGACATACCACAGACCAAGCGCGGTGAGCGCGGCGTCATTGTTCGCGGCGCCGCCAACAGGCGCGTCATGCTCGAGGTGAACTGGGGCTTTCCGCGACCGCAGAAGGACAGAGGCGGAAAGTTGCTGCATCACGAGCCGGTCAACCTGATCGCCGACCTGACCAATCCGATGTGGGACAAGATGGTGCCCGATCCGCGCTATCGCTGCCTCATCCCGGTCACCGCGTTCGCCCAGCCCGACGGCAAGCGCGGCACCATGACTCGCACCTGGTTCAGCGTGACGGACTGGCCGTTGTTCGCGTGGGCGGGATTCTGCCGCCACAGCGAGGAATGGGGACCGGTCTATGGCGCCATGACGACCGACAGCAACGCGGCCGTGGCGCCGCTCAATCCGCGCATGCCTGTGATCCTCGCACCGGACGAATACGAGCGGTGGCTGGAGGGCACGGTGAACGATGTGATCGATTTTCAGTTCCGGCCGCCGCTTCCGCCGGAACGCATGACGATCGAGCGCACGAAAGAGCTCTGGGTGCCGAGGCGGCCGCCGCATGCGTCCCACCGCGCATTGATTTGAGACCAACCGCGGCTGAAGATCGCCGCCCCTCCAGGAGCCGACATGTGCAATCTCTACACTGTGCGCAAAAGCCGTGACGAAGTCGCCCGACATTTTCGCGCCCGCAAGCCTGCGGTCGACGTGAACCTGCCGGACGACATCCTACCCGGCACACCGGGCTTGGTCGTGCGCGAGGCCGACGGCGAGCGCGTGCTGCAGTCCATGGTGTGGGGCTTCCCGATGCGCTTCCAGGGCCAGGGTCGAAGCCGAAACCCGTCAACAACATCGCCGACGTGACGAAGTTCACCTGGAAGCGTCTGGCCGAGACGCCGCAATCGCGCTGCCTGATCCCGTTGACGAGCTTCGCCGAGCCGGAAGGTCCCAAGGGCGCCAAGACGCGAACATGGGTCACGATCAAGGACCAACCGATCGCCGCCTGGGGTGGCCTGTGGCGCGACAGCGACGAGTGGGGCGCCGTGTATTCCGGAGCGATGACAGACTGCAATGAGGCGATGAGACCATTGCACCACCGCATGCCCGTTCTACTCCTGCCCGACGAATTCGACCGGTGGCTGCACGGGTCGTTCGATGACGTCGTCGCTTTCCAGAACCGGGCGTTTCCAGACGGTTTGATCGAGATCACGCCGACGCAGGATCTGTGGGTGCCAAAGAAGCTGACCGCAACGTTAGAAAAGGCGACGTTGATCTAG